ACACACGAACAGTTTTATACTTTTCCATTAAGGTTCACAGAAAAAACAGACTTAGAGATGAGAGCATTTTCTTCCTCTGGGTCGGTTAGCTTTAATGTCTCCGCGTCAATGGAGTTTATCTACATCAACAATGGGGATAGTCTTTAATGGCTGCCAAAAAGGAGAAACCCATACGTCGTACCACCTCTGGCAAAGGGGCTAATTACCGCAAGACGAAGTCTGGCGCGGGTATGACAGAAAAGGGCGTAAAGGAGTATCGCAAGAAAAATCCGGGTTCAAAGTTACAGACAGCGGTAACCGGTAAGGTTAAAGAAGGAAGTAAGGACGCAAAACGCCGCAAGTCATTCTGTGCTCGTTCTGCGGGACAGATGAAAAAGTTTCCAAAAGCAGCCAAAGATCCTAATTCAAGATTGAGACAAGCTAGAAAGCGTTGGAAATGTTAGACCGCCCATTAATAATTATTCTTTTGTCTACGAGTTTAGGGCTTATTGGGGCGGTAACCTATGCGTGGGCGGCTTGGACTACAGAAACACTAATATCTGTGGACAAGCGCACCGAAGTGATGGCTTCTCAAATTGAGTACATAAAGTTAGAGATGGAGAAAGCCTATGGCAATGTCCAAGCGCTCAATAAGCAATAAAACGCCAAGGGGTTTAACTTATTTCCGAAAAGGTGGAGAAGCTTCTTCTAAAAGTAAAGGTAGTAAAATCTGCCCTGCCGGAAAAGCATGGGCGAAGCGCACCTTTGACACTTATCCAAGTGCATACGCGAACATGGCGGCTTCCAAATACTGTAAGGATCCAAACTATGCTAAAAAAGCTAAAGGAAAGAAGTCTTAAATGGGCCGTCAACTTAAAAAATGGCGTGATCAGAATTGGGTCAGGATTGATTCAAGCGGTAACATCGCTGGTGAGTGCGGTACTTCCAAAGACAAGCAAAACCCAGACCGATGTCTCCCCGCAGCCAAAGCCAGATCCCTCACCAAGTCTCAAAGAAAGTCCACCGCCGCAAAGAAAAAGCGCGAAGGCAAAAAAGGCAAAACCTTCGTCAAAAACACCAAAGCCGCGGAAGTCAAATTTGCCGCAGGCGGCGGCGAAATCGTCAACCAAAAAGCAAAAAGAAAGCCCCCGCAGCAAAAAAACGGCAAAATAGTGGCCCGTGGTTGTGGAAAAGTTCTTTCAAATCGCCGTAAGTATACGTCGGGATCGGTGAGTGTGTGATGCGAATAGAATTTTACGAACCAAAGCTAGAGCAAAAAATTGTTCGAGAGATTTGGCAGTGGTCTAAAGAGGTTTTAGAACAAAAATCGCACTATTTTGGGGGTTTGCCCGCTTGTCCTTTTGCCGAAAAGGCGTGGAAAGAAGACAAGGTATCTCTTATGTTCAAATATGAGAAAAATTATCAGTGTTTATACACTACAATCAGTCAATTTGACGATAATTTTGATCTAGCAATAATAGTGGACTTGGCTTTTGAAAAAGATCCTGCGGATTTCCATGATTACCTGTTTAATCTTAATAAATGCATTTCTGACGGGGTGTTCATTGATAAAGATATTTGGTTGATGGGCTTTCACCCACATGATGAGCCAAATGAGTTTGTTGCAGACGCTAATGAAGACTTTTTGGCGTTGGTTGAAGAAGAATATGCTATGATTTTTGTGCAACGGTTGTCCAAATTGCAAGAAAGCGCAGACAAGCTTGCAAAAAGAGGCTATTATAAGCCGTATGAAGACGACTACAATGCTCAAGAACTGTTTGAACTACGACATCAAATGTATAGGAGATTGAAAGATGGCAATGCGTCCAAAGAAAATGCGTGGCGGCGGCATGGTTAAGAAAATGCGTGGCGGTGGCATGGTTAAGAAAATGCGTGGCGGCGGCATGGTTAAGAAAATGCGTGGCGGCGGCATGGTTAAGAAAATGCGTGGCGGTGGCATGGTTAAGAAGAAGTAAGATGGCTACATCAGGAAGCACAGATTTTGAGCTAGACGTCGCTGACTACGTCGAAGAAGCGTTCGAGCGTTGTGGTCTTGAGGTTCGTACTGGTTACGACCTGAAGACGGCAAAGCGTTCGCTTAATCTGTTGCTTGCAGATTGGGCTAACCGCGGCTTGAACCAATGGACAATCAAACAACGCACAGTCACACTAGCGATTGGCGACGGCGAATACGATCTGGGTACAGATGTAATCGACGTTCTGTCGGTTATTGTGCGTCGTAACGGTACAGACTATTCGTTGGAGCGTTTGAGCCGGGATGAATACCTTACAATTCCGACAAAAACCACACAGGGCCGACCAAACCAGTTTTTCTTGGATCGTCAGCTCACTCCAAACCTAAAAATCTGGCCTACGCCCGAAAACACGACGGATGTTGTGATTTACGACGCGTTGACCCGTATGGATGACGCGGACATTTACACTAATACCGTGGATATGCCGTTTCGGTTCTATCCCTGCTTGGCGGCAGGCTTGGCCTACTACATTGCTTTGAAGCGGGCACCAAATCGTGTACAAATGCTGAAGGCTGTGTACGAAGAAGAGTTTGAACGCGCTGCAACGGAGGACCGTGATCGGTCATCCTTCAACGTTGTTCCGAAATACGAATATTATAGGACGGGGTAGATGGCTAAGTTTGCTTCGGGAAAAGATTCATGGGCAATATCTGACCGCTCCGGGTTTCGTTATCCTTACAAGGTAATGAAGCGCGAGTGGAATGGCTTGCTTGTGGGGCCCGACGAGTATGAGCCAAAACACCCGCAGCTTGGGCCGTTTCGCAAGGTTGTAGACCCGCAGGCTCTTGAGAATGCAAGACCTGACCGTATTGAGCCACTGGATGTATTTGTTGGTATTCCTCTTGTAGAGGCTCCAAACCTACGTCCGCCGCAGGCATTTGGTAAAGTTGGGCAAGTTACAGTGGTGATCTCATGAGTTTTACATACGATGAACTAAAAACTGCAATTCAAGACTACACTGAGAACACAGAGACAACCTTTGTAAACAATCTTAATATATTTATTAAAAACGCAGAGGAGCGTATTTTAAAAATTGCTCAGTTAGAAGTGTTTCGCAAAAATCAAAGCGGAACTTTAACCGCAAGCAATCAATATCTTGCGCTTCCTACAGATTATCTTGCCCCATTTAGTCTTTCGTTTACGAATGGTAGTAATAAAGAGTTTATGCTGTTTAAAGATGTAAACTTTATTCAGTCTTTTAACCCAAATGGCGCAACTACTGGTGCCCCTCGTTATTATGCGCAATTTGATATAGATAACTTAATTTTAGGTCCAACGCCCGATTCTAATTATGCTGTTGAACTTCATTATTTTTATCGTCCAGCATCACTAACGGCTGGCGCGGGAAGTGGAACAACATGGTTAAGTACAAATGCATCGGTAGCTTTGTTGTATGGATCTCTTATTGAAGCATATACGTTTATGAAGGGTGAAGGCGATTTAATACAGAATTATACACAGCGTTTTACTGAGGCACTCTCTCGTGTTAAGAATTTCGGAGAGTCTCAAGAGGTTACTGATGCGTATCGCACAGGTCTTATTATTAGGGAGAAAACATGATACCTGCTTTGGATATAGGGTTGCCAGAAGATTTTGGCATTGAGGTTCATACAACGGACAAAAGAGGCTTTACGCCTGAAGAAATTGCACAGCGGTGCGTTCAGAAAATTGTAAGTGTTTCTGACTCAGCACCGCCTGCAATTCGTGATCAAGCTCGTGTTTATGAGCTTCAGATTACAAAAGTCGTCGAGTTTTATTTACGAGAGGCTATCAAAAGTGATCGAACTACGGTATATAATGCACTTACAGATGCAGGGCATTCAAACCTTGCGGAACTCATAAGGAGAATGTGACATGGCCTTTACTGGCAACTTTATGTGTACGAGCTTTAAAAAAGAGCTTATGACTGCAACACACGATTTTACTGCGTCTACAGGAAATACTTTTAAGTTAGCAATGTACACCAACAGTGCTTCCTTTACAGCAGCTACAACCGCATATACTGCCACGAATGAGGTTAGCGGTACAGGTTATTCTGCTGGCGGCGGCACATTAACAAACGTTACGCCTACGACATCTGGCACAACCGCGTATGCTGACTTTGCCGATTTGACGTTTTCTACAGCGACAATCACGGCTCGGGAGCGTTGATCTATAACGATACTGCGGCAGGTGATCCTTCGGTAGTGGTTCTCGACTTTGGTGCCGACAAAACGTCTACTGCGGGAGACTTTACAATTGTTTTCCCAACTGCTGGCGCAAGCACTGCGATTATTCGTATAGCCTAAATAATTTAGGCTATTGAAATGGCACTTATTGCAGGTTGGGGGCGAGGCACATGGTCTGAAGGGGCTTGGAGCAGTCCACTTCCTGTAACAGTAACGGGAGTTGCTGCTACAGGCCAAGTTGGTTCTGTTACTGTATCAGGAGCAAGTGATGTTCCTGGTTACGGGTCTTAAGCTACAGGCAGTGTGGGATCTGTAACAGTTGTTGCGGAAGCTAATGTTTCTCCATCAGGACTAAGTGCCACAGGTCAAGTAGGCTCTGTAACTGCATCAATTTCACAAACTGTTTCAGTTACAGGTGTTTCTGGAACAGGAAGTGTTGGGTCTGTTACCACAACGGCGGACGCAAATATTTCTGTCACAGGGCTGTCTTCAACAGGGAATGTTGGGTCTGTTACCACAACGGCGGACGCAAATATTTCTGTTACAGGGCTGTCTTCAACAGGGAATGTTGGATCAGTAGCCACTGATGCAGAATCAAACGTTTCTGTCACAGGTGTATCTGGCACTGGTGAAGTTGGAAGCGCGGCTGTAGCTCAAGGCATAACAATAAATGTTACAGGACTATCAGCCACTGGATCAGTTGGCTCAATTACTGTTATCGCGGAAGCAAATACTTCAGTCACTGGTTTGTCATCTACTGGATCAGTTGGCTCAATTACTGTTATCGCGGAAGCAAATGCTTCAGTCACTGGATTATCTGGAACTGGACAAATTGGAACAGTTAACGTTGATGCTCAAGCTAATGTTCCCGCAACTGGATTATCAGCCACAGGATCTGTTGGTTCAGTTACAGTAAATGCTGCATCAAATGTCTCTGTAACTGGTCTTTCAGCCACGGGTCAAGTTGGCAGTGTAATCGTTCATGAAAATGAAGTCGTAAATGTAACTGGTCTTTCAGCTACAGGACAAGTTGGCAGTGTAATCGTTCATGAAAATGAAGTCGTAAATGTAACTGGCTTAGAGGCTACTGGATCTGTTGGATCAGTAACTATAATTGCAAAAGCAAATACCTCAGTTACCGGGTTGTCTGGAACTGGCGAAGTAGGAACAGCCACGGCTGACGCTCAAGCAAATGTTCCTGTCACGGGATTATCAGCTACGGGATCAGTAGGTTCTGTAACAGTTGTTACAGAGGCAAATGTTTCCGTAACGGGGCTTGAGGCTACAGGGGGTGTGGGTTCGGTTTCTGTAACAGCAGATGCTAATATTTCTGCCACAGGCGTTTCTGGTACAGGTCAGGTTGGGTCAGTTGTCGTTTCTCTTCCTGTAGATGTTGATGTAACGGGTGTCTCTGCAACAAGTCAGGTGGGATCGGTTACAGTCACGGCAAAATCAAATGTGTTTCCAGACGGAGTTTCTGGAACAGGTGAAGTAGCACAGGTTCTTGTTTGGGGTCCTATTGTTCCAAATCAAGATCCGAGTTATACTCCAATAACACCATCTTCTACCCCTTCTTGGAGTGATGAATCACCATCTCAAACTCCGGGCTGGGATGACATAGCAGCATAGGGGAAAACCATGCCCAGTACATATACAACGAATAACGGTATTGAACTCATAGCTACAGGCGAACAGTCTGGTACATGGGGTTCTACCACAAACACAAACCTTGAACTTTTAGATGCTTCTCTTGACGGTCAAGTGACTGTTACGTTGGCAGCAACAGGAACTTCTGGCTCGCCAAATACGCTTCCAATATCAGATGGATCTGCTTCTAATGGTCGCAATCGTTTGGTTATCTTCAATGATGGCTCTGATCTGGGTGGAACAGCTTATGTGCAGCTAACGCCAAATGACGCGGAAAAGATTGTTTATGTGCGTAACAGTTTATCTGGCTCACGTAGTATTTTGCTATTTCAAGGCACGTACAATGCATCAAACGACTATGAGGTTCCTGCGGGAACGACAGCGGTAGTTTTCTTCGACGGCGCAGGCACGGGCGCGGTAGCGGCGAACGTCTTTAACAATGCGTACTTTGACAGCCTGCGCTTGGGCAGCGTGTCGGTGACCGCAATCCTAGACGAAGACAACATGGCGTCCGACAGCGCGACCGCCTTGGCAACACAACAGTCGATCAAGGCGTATGTAGATACACAGGTTGGTGCCAACAACGAACTGTCCGAGGTTCTAGCAAATGGCAATACATCTGGTGGCACCAACATCCAGATGACCACAACAGACGAATTGCAGTTCCGCGATACGGCGCTCAAGATCAGTTCGTCCGCGGACGGGCAGCTTGACATCGACGCTGACGTCGAGGTGGAGATTGTTGCGCCGACGCTGGACATTGACGCTTCGACCACGGTTACGGTTAACACGACAACTATGACAATAACTGGTGCAGTAGACGTAACTGGTGATTTGGATGTTGATAATATCAACGTAAATGGCAATACAATTTCAAGCACAGATACCAATGGTAATATTGCCTTAACGCCTAATGGCACTGGTGAAGTTGACATCAGTAAGGTGGACATTGACGGTGGTGCTATTGATGGCGTAACAATCGGTACTAACTCTGCGGTTACTGATCTTCGGGTTGATAACATCAAGGTCGATGGCAACACGATCTCAAGCACAGATACCAATGGCGATGTAAACATATCGCCAAATGGTACTGGTACGGTTGTAATTAATACTGATCTTGATGTTGATAACATTAACATTAACGGAAATGCCATTACCAGCACAGATACCAATGGCAACATTGCCCTGACACCTAACGGTACAGGCGAGGTGGACATTAGCAAGGTGGACATTGCTTCTGGTGAGATTGACGGCACAACCATCGGTGCGAACAGTGCTGCCGCAATCACTGGTACTACAATCACAGGTACTAGCTTTGTAACCTCTGGTGATATGACTTTCGGCGACAGCGACAAAGCCATCTTCGGCGCAGGGTCTGACCTACAGATTTATCATGATGGGACTAATAGTTACATCAGGGATGATGGAACAGGCGTTTTATTGCTGCAATCAAATCAGATGAATGTGCAAAGTCCAACAGGTGAGCAAACTGCGCAGTTTAATGAAAACTCAGACGTTAAACTATATTTCGACAACGCACAAAAATTTGCCACCACCAGCACAGGCGTAGACATCACGGGTACTTTGACCAGCGATGGGCTGACTGTGGATGCACAAGATGCTATTAATGTAAACGGCTTCCAACCTTTTATAACTTTAAAAGATAGTAACGATGCTAACAAAGGCTTTCGATTACAAACAGCAAGTGGGAACACTTTGTTTTCTGTTGATGCAACAGGCGGCGGGACATTCACAGAGCGCATGCGCATTACATCAGGAGGTGATGTTGGCATTGGGACAAGTTCGCCTAGTGGTAAATTGCATGTTCAAACCGCTCACACATCAACGGATGTTACACAAGCTAATTCTAATGAAACCTTAGTTCTTGGCAATAGTGGTGTAGGAGATGGCGTTTACAATGCCTTGAGGTTTGGTGGAAACCAACAAGACATGTACATCATGTCTTTCAATAACAGCACTGAAGCAAACAGAAGGCTAGGCTTTTTTGTTGGTTCTGTTGCAGGTGATGCTGTTTCTGATGAAAGGCTGTCTATTATGGGCAGCGGTAATGTTGGTATTGGGACGAGTTCGCCTGAAGCTGGCTATAAGCTAGATGTTGCAGGGTGGGGGACATTTACTCACCCAAGTGGCGACTGTGTTTTGAAAATACAAACTGGAAATACTACAGGTGGTAGTTTTCTCTATTTTGCTGATACTGCTGATACTGACGTTGGTGTTATAGGTTATATTCATAGTACTGACCATATGTACTTCAGAACAAACGCTGCAGAACGCATGCGCATCGACAGCGCCGGATCATTAAGATTGGGGACAACTGGCACTGAGGGTATTACCAACCGCCTGACAGTCAAATATAGTGGGGCGGGTACTGAGTATGGAATGGTAATGAGGCCAGCCGCCGATAACACCGTGCCAATCTACTTCATGAACGCTTCTGGGGGAAATGTAGGCTCTGTCGGCATAACCGCATCTGCTACATCTTATAACACATCATCCGACTACCGCCTAAAAGAAGATATGCAGCCTATGGTTGGTGCATCTGACCGTGTGCTTGCTCTCAACCCAGTAAACTTTGCGTGGAAAGTCGATGGCACCCGTGTGGATGGCTTCCTCGCACATGAGGCCCAAGAGGTCGTGCCAGAGGCTGTCACTGGCGAGAAAGACGGCGAGGAGATGCAGGCCATTGACCACTCCAAGCTGGTCCCCTTGCTGACCGCTGCACTGCAAGAGGCACTGACCAAAATCGAAGCACTTGAGGCTCGCCTAAATGCGCTTGAAGGTCAGTGAAGTGAAAACAGCAACGGACCCAAAGCAGTGGGCTGTGTTTGAGCGGCAGAAACGCATCCACGCTCATATTGCAGAACACGGTATGGTGAACCCAATTGTTGTAAACAGCGACCACGAATTGCAGTTCGGCGAATGCCGTTTGCAGTATGCGGTTTTTGCTGGATGGGAGTATATTGACGTTATCATCTGCGATGACCCGCAGGAAATTCGGCGTCTTCAAGACGAGCACTCTGGTTACGAATACAGCTTCCTGCCAGAGCATCTGATTGAAAGACGACAACTTAACTGAAAGGAGCCTGACAATGGCAATAACATACGATTGGACAATCCCCACCTGCGAACATGAAATCGCAACAGGGGGGATTAACGTAGTACATTGGAGCTGCACAGCGTCAGAGACAGTAGGAGAAGACACATATATGGCTTCCTCTTACGGCACGGTGGGGCTAACACCAGACCCATCATCACCAGATTTCGTACCCTATGCGGACGTTACCGAAACTATGGCTCAAGGCTGGGTTTGGGGTAGCGTAAGCCAAGCGGATACGGAAGCGGCTCTCGCTGAAAACATTGAGAACCAGAAAAACCCAACGGAAGCATCAGGCAACCCTTGGGACGCATAGCAACCTAACTTAAAAGGAGATCAAAATGACTGAAGAAAAAAAGGTCATTACGATTGATGACGTGGAATACACTGAAGACCAGCTATCAGACGAAGCAAAGGCTTGTATAAACCATATTGGTTCGCTTGATCAAAAGATTTCATCCGCGCAATTTAATATAACGCAATTGCAAGTGGGTCGTCAGGCATTTATGGATATGCTCAAGAAATCCTTGAAATCTGAAACTCAAGAGATAGCAGCAGAATAATGGAAATGGATGCGCTCATAAATATAGGTTTGTTAACTGCCATTGGCGGTTTGGGCTGGTGGTTAAAGTCCCAGCATGATGAACTTGGGCGCATCCAAATTCTTCTCAATAAAACAAGGGAAGAAATGGCAAAAGAGTACGTTACTAAAACTGATAGCTCTTATGTGATGAATCAAATCGTAGCGCGGTTTGATCGTATCGAAGAAAAAATAGATCGTTTGATGGAACGATAAATTTATGTGTGTTTTGGTCGCCATATTCTGGGGCCAATCTTTCGCATTAGGTCTTTATCAGGTTTGTGTGTACGACTGCGGGTATGACAGACCCCCTTATATGTGGTATGATAAGACCTATGTAGTACCCCCCAGCTACGTATGCCCCGCGAGGATTTACGACACATGATTGAAATAAGTGTTGCGATAGCTGGTGCACAAGCGGCCTATAGTTTTTTGAAAAAAGGCGTTCAAGTCGGCCGGGATCTCCAAGACATGGGCCAGCAATTACAGCAATGGGCCAACTGCATGGCTGATATTGATCAGGCTGAAAAAATGGCAGAAAAGCCTCCGTGGTACAAACTATTGGGTGGGGGTGTCCAAGCGCAAGCTATGGAGGTTTTTCTTGCGAGGAAGCAAGCGCAGAGAATGCGTGATGAATTACGGGAGATTATTAGCCATCCAGCCATACTGGGACCATCTCATTGGCAGGAATTTCTTCGTATCGAAGCGGAGATCAGGAAACAAAAGCGTGAGCATGAGTTTCGCCGCATGGAAATAAAACAAAGGATCCTAGAGTGGGTGGCGGGGATATTTGTGTTTATCCTTGGAGTGGGTGCTCTTGTTGGGTTCGTGTGGTTAGCCAATGCTTGAGCCAGTAGGAAATTTACCGTTTGCAATACAAGTTGAGAGATCTCGTGAAAGCATTGAGAACCATCAAGCGCAGCAAGAGGTCCAAAAGGTGCATAACCGCGCTCACAAGCTCGCTAAGGCGCTGGAGAGACAACAGCTTGATTTAATGATCAGTTATGATAGGTTTGGCAAAGCTAATAGCGGCTTAAAGCCGCAGGGTAGTATCATAGATATGGAGGTCTAAATGACTGTAGCTATGGAAAAGATTTTAGCTTGGAAGATAATGCCGCGTTTCATGATGTTAGTTATGACCATCATGTACATCCGCGTCATTGAATGGGGAATGAGCTTGCCTGATTTATCAACGCAGCAATCCGCGATGATTTCAGTAGTCAGTGGGGCCATGACGGGGACAATAGCCGTGTGGCTGGGGAGCGAGAAAAAATGATGACGCTTTTGGGAAGCCTCCTTGGGTTTGGAACTTCTTTTTTACCAGAGGTTCTTAACTACTTTAAGGCAAATCAGCAGCACAAGCACGATTTGGAAAAAATGCAGGTTGAGATGGACCTGATGTCAAAACGTGCGGAACTGAAATTAAATATGATGGATAAGGAAGCGGACATCAAAGAAGCGGAAGGGTTGTATAAGCATGATAGTATGGATGCGGGAGGTTTTATCAATGCACTTCGAGGCTCTGTCCGTCCTGTCATTACTTATTGTTTTTTTGGGCTTTTCGTTGCCATCAAGGTGACAGCTTTGTTTGCCTTAATGGAAACAGGGCATGACTTAGGTAGGTCTTTATCTATTCTTTGGGATAGTGAAACCTCTGCGTTGTTTGCGGCTATTATGAGTTTTTGGTTTGGAAACAGGGCCTTATCGAAATACATGAAGGTAAAATCATGACTTTTAAATTAAGTAGACGTAGCCTTGATAGGCTTGAAGGCGTAGATGAACGCCTACAGGCAGTGGCAAAACATGCTATTACGTTAACCAAAACTGACTTTGGTGTAATTCAGGGTTTGAGAACTTTAGATGAGCAAAAAGAACTTGTCGCAAAGGGCGCAAGCAAGACCATGAAAAGCCTTCATCTTGAAGGCAAGGCAATCGACGTTATGGCCTTCGTAAATTCTAGGGCGTCTTGGGAACTCAATCTGTACGATGATCTTGCGGATGCAATCAAAGAAGCTGCGGTTATTGTTGGGGTTCCCATTCGGTGGGGTGCCGCGTGGCACATAGATGACATTCGTAAATGGGAAGGCACAATGGAAGATGCTATGAATGCTTACATTGATTTGCGTCGATCTCAAGGCAAGCGTCCATTTATAGATGGACCTCACTTTGAAATAAGAGAATAAATTGTTCGGGTTATTTTTTAAAAAAAGAATAACTCGAACAATTGTTAGCGTTACGATAGTGGCGTAAATTGAGTTTTTGTGTATAATCGCCTTAGTAGGAGTTTGCTGATGCCATTTACCAAGCTACAGTTTCGTCCCGGCGTTAATAGGGAAACTACTTCATATGCAAATGAAGGTGGTTGGTTTGATATTGATAAGGTTCGCTTTCGCTCTGGTTTTCCAGAAAAAATTGGAGGTTGGTTAAAGTTATCATCCGCCACATTTTTAGGGACTTGTCGCGCATTGCATCCTTGGGTTGCTTTGGATGGATCAAGATATATGGGCGTTGGTACTCATCTAAAATATTATATTGAAGAAGGTGGGGCGTATAATGACATCACACCTATCCGCGCTACAACAGCCGCAGGAGATGTAACTTTTTCTGCAAGCGCAAATACATTGAGCGCAAACATCACTGCGGCAGATACAACAATTAGCTTAACATCTGGAACTGGGTTTCCTGATTCGGGCAGAATTAAGATAAACAGTGAGATTATTACTTATGCTTTAAAATCAGGAAATGATTTAACAGGCTGTGTAAGAGGTGTAAATAGCACAGTAGCTGCATCTCATACTTCTGGTGATGCAGTTTTATGTGCTACTTTGATTGTGACAGACGCAGATCATGGTGCGTTAGAAGATGATTTTGTTACGTTTAGCGGTTCTACTGCATTAGGTGGTAACGTTACTGCTGCGGTGTTAGACCAAGAATATCAAATTACAGTAATCATAGATTCTAGCAGCTACCAAGTTGAAGCGCGTACTGTTTCTACTATAGCAGACATTACTACGACTTCTGGTTTAAATCCTACATATGTATTCGCTACAACATCTGATTCAGGCAATGGTGGATCTTCTACTGTTGGGACTTATCAGATTAACACAGGATTGGACACAACCATCGTTGGGACTGGTTGGGGCGCGGGGACATGGAGTCGTGGCACATGGGGGTCTGGTTCCGCTTCAACGGCATCTGGTCAAACATTGCGTATTTGGTCGCATAATAACTTTGGTGAAGACCTAATTATTAACGTTCGTGATGGTGATATTTATTATTGGGACAAAACAACCGGGTTTTCCACGAGAGCACAGAAGCTATCTGGGCTGGCTGGCGCAAATAAAACTCCAACTGTAGCAAAACAAGTGCTTGTATCTGATCGTGATCGTCACGTTATTGCGTTTGGTTGTGATCCAGAAACTGATCCGGGAGTTCAGGATCCGTTGCTCATACGATTCTCTGACCAAGAAAACGTTACTGACTGGCAGGCTCTCGTAACCAATACGGCGGGTGATTTGAGAATTGGTTCAGGGTCCGAAATTATTGCAGCGGTAGAAACACGTCAGCAAATTCTTGTGTTTACTGATGTATCGCTTCACGCAATGCAGTATCTTGGGCCACCATTTACCTTTGGTATCAACGAAATATCTACCAATATAACTATTGCCAGCCCTCTTTCTGCGATTGCCGTAGAGGACAATGTGTTCTGGATGGGTGCAGAAGATTTTTACGTTTATGGTGGTGCGGTACAGCGTATTCCATGTTCTGTGCGTGATTATGTTTTTACGGACATAAACACAGATCAATTGGAAAAAGTAACCGCTTCAACAAATACGTCGTTTTCAGAAGTTACATGGTTCTACCCATCTGCTTCAAGCAGTGAGAATGATCGTTATGTGACCTATAATTACCAGCAACAGATTTGGTATTACGGGACTATGGAACGTACATGTTGGATGGATCGTGGAGTAAACGATAATCCTATTGCTGCATCTCCTGATCATTATTTGTATTATCATGAAGTAGGATTTGATGATGGAAGTACAAATCCTGTAAGTGCTATAAGTGCTTATATTGAATCCAGCCAAATGAATCTTGGAGAGGGCGAGCAATTTGTATTTATGCGTCGAATGATACCCGATTTAACATTTAGAAACTCTACCAGTTTAGATCCGAGTGCCATTATGACATTAAAGGTAAGAAATTTTCCGGGTGGGGACTATTTATCATCCGACCAAAGTACGGTATCTAAAACGGCATCAGTTCCCATTGAGCAATTTACGGATCAGGCATTTGTTAGGCTCAGAGGTCGGTCTTTTGCCTTTAGGGTTGAAAGCACGGACGAAGGCGTAACATGGAGACTAGGGTCTCCTCGCGTAGAAATCAGACCTGATGGAAGAAGATAATGTCTAGGAACCTAAATCTTCCGTTTTTCCCAGTTCCACCTACGGAATATGAACAACAATATTTTGCAGAAGTTATACGTGCATATTCCACCTATTTATTAAACATGCAAAATCCGGGTGAAGGCAGAAACACATTTACTGTTTTTACTGAATTGCAGACAGATGATAGCGGGTTGGAAGTTGGCGCTGTGTTTAATCACGGCGGCTACTTAAAGGTAACAGAAGCAAACACGCCACACGTTCGTGGTTCCGCAGGAACTGGCGGCGTTGGTACAGTAACGGTGACAACATCATGAGTGATACAATTCTTACAATGCCAGATGGCTCTACTTGGAAACCTTCTAGTAGCACAGACACAGTACATTGCGTTAATTGTGGCAATGCTGTGGACACGCTAGAAGAGATTGCATCTTACCCTACTGGAAATTGCCCAGATTGTGGAGAAAGTTGGACAGGAACTGAAAAAAGAAGTACAAATATTCGGGTTACGGCCCCAGAAGCTATTTCTGGATCGACACTCTAGTATTTTATACAAACATTTGGTAACTTAATGGCAGCGGTCACGAGGTTTATATGATGCAACAGCAACAGGCATTTCCGGCACAAATGGCTCAGATGCAACGAGGCATTGGCGGACTTGGCGGTAATTTGGACAGAGCGTTTGATCCGCTAAAAAACATGCTGGGGCAGTATTTGACTGAAAATGTGGTTCAAGAAAAGGTTGAGCCTTTTGTCGAAGAAGTTAAACAAATGGCGCAAGAAAGATTTGACTTGGGCGGGGGTTCTTATTCGGGAACGCCTCATCTTTCGCAGGTTGTTATGGCCCCTTTAGGTGGAGCAAATCCACCCAAATCACTGCCATCATTTAATCCCTTCTCCTTCGGGTCTGCACAAGTTGTAGTACCGCGAGGTCTCTCTTCCTTTGAGCAAGAAACCCCTAAAATATTTCAAAAGGGGTTTCAAGGCTACGCGGACGGCGGACCTGTTATGAGAGGCCTTGGTTCTTTTCTTGCATCGAACCTTGATGAGTTTGGTCGCAACGGCGACACTGAGATAATTCACGCTACCAAGTCAGAAGTAATGATGCCGAAGGGCATGATGGACGATCCGAGTGTGCGTCGGACTGTGCGGGACTTGTTTGAAGAAACAGGTCGTGACATGGAAGAGTACACGGTCGGCAGCGGTCAAATGAACGTAAACCCTGTGACGGGTTACGAGGAAGCCTTTGATTTTATTGGTGGAATTAAGGACATCTTCAAAAAGGCGGCACCGTTCTTGTTGCCTGCCGCGGTAAGCTTTATGTTCCCCGGCATGAGTCCTTTTGTTTCTGGCGCAATAGCTGGGGGCGTCGGCTCACTGCTACAGGGTGGTGACATGCAGGACGCCTTTAAGGCTGGTTTGACGGGCGGTCTGTCGTCTGCGGGAACCGCCACGCTTTTCTCGGGTGGCGATTTTGGAGCAGGTTTTAAACCGCTAGACGATAGGTACAGCCCTTTTCAGATGCGGGGGACTGGATCATTGGCGGCAAAAACTACAGGTAGTGTAGACGCTGCAGCGCAGAGTGCGCAGTTAGTGAATCAACCTCAACCTCAAGACGCGTCATTCCTACAGGATCCTGTAAGTGGCGCTAAAAACTTTTTAACAAAACCTCAATTAACGGCAGATTCCGCTGCAAAACAATTAGGTTTTGATTCATATGCTGCAATACCAGACGCTACAGGAAAAGCCGCAGCAATGGATCTGGTAAAAAGTTCTGGCGGAATTAACTATGCTACCGCCATCCCCGCAGGTCTTGGACTTATGGCCCTTGCGGGTGGGTTTGACCCGATAGAAGAGGATCCACCGGAAGATCCGTATCCATACACAACACGCGAATTGTTAGAAATGTACCCTGAACGTTATCGGACCGGTCCTGTTATTGCACCTACAAGAAGACGAAGAAGAGAAGACGTTTACGGAGGTCCGGTCTACGCAGCAAAAGGTGGTGAAATGGAGTTCCCGCGTCGCGAGGGGTATATCGCGGGCCCCGGCACAGAAACTTCGGACGACATTCCAGCAATGTTGTCTGACGGAGAATTTGTAATGACGGCACGTGCGGTTCGAGGCGCAGGCGACGGTAGCCGTCAGAAGGGTGTTGAGAAAATGTACGACATAATGAGAGCTTTTGAAGGCGGGGTGGTTGCATAATGGCTACACAAACAAACGTAAACATTAACCGCCAAGACCCTGAAATAGAAGCCTTTCGCGTTGGTCTTTTAGAAGATTCTCAACAACTTGTTAGAGATCAGATCTTTGGTCGCAATGTACAAAACTTACGTGCACAAGGGCTTGACGACGCTGCAATTGCAGCGCGTTTGGGCAGGGGTGTCGCGGATGTTAGCAACATTTCTCAGGATCAACTTTTTGGCCCACCCGAATATACCGTCGCGGGCATTTCTGGAGGTGAACAGCGAGCGATTGATTTAGCGCAAAGCGGCGTTGGTGCATATCAACCATATTTAGATCAGGCTGGTTTAGGGTTGGCGGATGCCAGCGCGTTGTTAAATGAAGCTGCCGGTGGTTTTCGTGGCGTAGGAGACGCTGCCAGACAAGAAGCGCTTGCGGGGCAGGCGGGCCTTGCAGAAGCAATTCGGGGTGGTCGTGACGTTGCTGCAGGAACACAGGCGGACATTACGGACGCGGTTAATGCGCAACGCGCCATTGCGGGCGGCGCGGGAGAGGCGTTAGTAAATCAAGCTTTGCAGGGGCAAAGAGGTTTGACCGGCGCGGCAACTACTGGAAGCGAGGAATTGGCTAGACAGGCGGCGCAAGGTCAAGCTGGTATTCGCGCAGCTACCGATAAGAGCGCTGCAGAAGCGTTGGCGGGTCAAAGCGCATTAGGGGCAACTACCGATTTTGCAAGAAACATTGCCAGTACAGGAGCTTCGGGTTTATTGGGTGAAGCTCGCACCGGACAGGAAGGCGCTCAAACTGCCGCGGACCGCGCAAGGGCTTCCACGCTTGCCGCGCAAAGATCTTTGGCGGATGCGGGTCAGTTTGGAAGGGGCGCGGCAGAAAGTGGTATCGGACAACTGGCGGGCACCATAGGCGGGTTTGATCCGTCTGCGATACAGGATTACATGAATCCGTATGAGCAGGCTGTTATTGATGCGGCAATGCAGGACGTAGCACGGGCTGGTGCAATACAAAGAAATCAGATGGATGCAACTGCGGTAGGTGCGGGTGCATTTGGTGGATCTCGTCAGGGTGTACAAGCAGCCGAGATTGGGCGCAACGTTATAGAGCAGCAGGCTAAAACAGCGGCGGGGCTCCGTCAGGCGGGATATGAAAGCGCAGCGCAACGTGCCCAAAAAGCTTTTGAAGATCGGATGGGTAGAGGGCAGTCCGCTGCTATGGGGACGGGTCAGTTGGGTCAGGCGGGTGCCGCTACTCAAATAGACGCGGCAGGCCGTGGCGGACAATTGGGCTTGGGGGCCGAATCCCTTGCTCAAACTGGATCGTTGCAGGGCGCACAGTTGGGTCTGAGCGCTGTAGGACAGGGGTCGCAACTAGGTATGGATGCCGCGGGCCTTGGTCAACGAGGCGATATCGCGGGGACTCAGTTTGGCATGAGCGCCGCAGATGCGGCGCGGGCAGGCGCAACCACGGGAGCGCAGCTAGGCATGGATGCTGCGGGCCGAGGTATGCAAGCTCGTATGGACGCTGCAGGACAGGGCGCACAGCTTGGAATGGGTGCCGCGGAAACAGGCGCACGTCTGGGCATGGGCGCAGAAAGTGCCGGTATCTCTGGAGCGGACATTTATGGACGCTACGGTATGGGCGCGGAAGATGCCGCGGCCCGCGGAGCCATAGCAGGAACCGGGTTAGGTATGGATGCTATACGCACAGGCATGTCGGCGGATCAAGGAATTGCCGGTTTGGGCGGGCAGATGGCGGGCATGGGAATGAACTATGCTAATCTTGGTCAGCTTCTAAGCGGATTAAGTGCCTCTGACATTGACCGTTTGATGACCACAGGCGGATTGCAGCGTGGCATTACGCAGAGTGAACTTGACGCAAACCGTATGACAAACTTGCAAAATTACTCACAACCTTTCCAACAGTACGGGTTCTTGTCTGACATTTACAGCCAAGTTCCAACGGGTTCTTCTACGATGCAAGTTTCTTCAATGCCACAAGCTAATCCCTTCCAAACAGCCGTTGGCTTGGGGATTGGGGCCTACGGTGCAATGAGCGGTGCACAACAAGCGGGGATTTTTTAAATGAACGAAGGTTTTAGAGCGCTGCCACAACACGTGCAAAGACAAATTCTTGGCAAAGCTGGCGGCGGCGTCATGCAACGGCCCTTGTTTCGTCAGATGGGTGGTCCCGCAGAACCCATGCCGCAGGACATGTCTCAAAGTGCGCAGCAAGAAGGAGAGATGCTAGGGCAGGAGATTGCGGCTCGCACACAAGAGAGCATTGATGCTGCCACAGACGTAGAAGGTGCAATTAACGCGCTCCGCGGCAATGACATGCCGCTAGACGCCCGCTACCAAGAGCTTGCAGGTCTTGTTGGTGAGCGCGACGCAATGCAGACCCCTGAATCCGTTTTGGCTCTGACGCAACCCGCTATTATGATGACGCAACAAGGCGCGATGGACAGTGGCATAGGGGAACTTATGCAGGCTGTTGCGGGAGATACGCAAATGGACCAAGGCATGGACCAAGGTCTAGGTGCTCTTATGATGCAGGGGGCGGGCAGCACTCCACCCGAAAATTTTAGACGGGGTGGGCCCGTAATGGTCCGTAAGTTTCAAGATGGAACGCCGCCAACGGGAAACTCTAGCGTTCCGACGACAATGGTGAGTCGGGTTCCCGGCATCTACGAAGGGCTTTTGCCTTTGGCGCAAGGAATATATGGCACTGACGAAGAGCGCCGAGCGGAATTTGAAAAAGATCGTCAAATGGCTCGCAGTCAATTAATGTTTGATCTTGCTGGCGCGGGGCTTGCCTTTGCAGGAGAAACAGAAGGCGGGTCTGTTGCGGAAAGGTTGGCAAACGCGTTAAATCGTACTCAATTAACGGATAGATTTGCTCAACGGGCGGCTCAAGTACGGGCTGCAGAAAAAGAACTGAAGAACCTAGATCAACAAGCACGGGCCACGGCTTTTGGCTTGGCAGTACCAGAAGCGTCTGCGCAAACGCGAGCAGCGGAGGGTTTAGAAGAAGCTCTTAAAACAATGAAGCCGACAAATCCGGACGAACTTGTTCTTTACACGGTAGACGCAGCCGGACTTCCTGCAGTTTACAAGGTCTACAACAAAAATAATCCACAAGACTTTGCGCAATATCAAAAAGATTCAAAGAGTTATTACACTAAGGAGACAATAAAACCGTTTATTACTGCAGCGGAAACAGCAAAAAGACTGACAGTAGAAATTGAACAAAAAGGTTTACCTGTCGAGTTTTATGAAGTTCAGGCAGACAAAAAAGTAAGAATAAATGGTGAAACGTATGATTTGAAAGCGGGAAGCGTGATTGCAGCTAACGATGTGCAATTTGCCGATTTCTTAGAAAAAGGAGTGCAGTTTGCTCCTAGACCACAAAATTCCAATTACCAAACTTTCTACAAAAAAGACGGCTCCGACTCTCAAATGGTGGATACTAATTCTGCGCTGGGTAAACAATGGCTTACTGCAAACGTCGGGGAAGACGGTTTGTGGACCGATAACAGCGCGGCATTCGATCAACAATTTGAAGATCCTAAAACACAAGTTGTCTTCAGGAAAGTCACTCCAATTGAGGGCGAACCTTACTACGAAAGAAAAGAGGTTTTTGTATCCTCTCAAGAAGGTAATAAAAAGTTCAGAGAACTTATAGAAGAAGGTCCTTCGGAAGACGATTTTGCAAGTTATTCAGGATGGTCTACAGACAGAACTTTGGTTGATGCCTACATGGCTGAGCAAAAAAGTATAACAGCTTTGATGCGTGAGCGTGAAGGTCAAATGCAGTTGATTGACCTTACAGACGACATTACGCTGGATGATGGATTGTTCTACGCCAAAGGTCCGCAGCTTGTTAACAAAAATGAGCTTATAGCTTTGCAGAAAAAGGCTCCTGCAAATATCAACACAGCGGTTATAACTGAAAAGGACGTTTATCAAAAAACGGGCTTTATGCTTGAAGAGCTAAAAGAACTCCGCAAAGAAGATGAGAACTTGTACAGAGCAATGATGGGTGTTCCCGTTCTTACGGACAAAGACTTCTTGCTGAAGTACAACATGACGATGGATGAATTTTTGGCGCTGGACAAAGATGAGCAAATGTTGCGGGCTGGAATGATCCCAGAAATTACTATGGTTAATTTGACCAATCCAGATACCGGAGAAACGGTTTCAATTAACACCAATGAGAACGGTGCAAGAATTGTAATAAATGGTTTGCTTGACGAGGGGTATGTTGAATCTGGCCTATATAGTAAGGATACCGCAGAAAAAACAAATGGCTTTGTTACTACAAAGTCAATTGTCGTAGACGGTCAAGAAATTCCTGCAAATACTTTTGTGGAACTCACAAATCAACAAGTTTTGAGTTTAAAAGATCCGACGGCGGTGCGGTCACAACTCACAGGCTCCGCAAAAACATTGCTTAAAACTGCAGACGGAACACCTCAAATAGTTAACTTCATGGGCGGTAACTTTTACGATGTAAACGGCAAACCCATAGACTTTACGTTGCCAGAGTATCAGAACGCTATAATTTTAGGCGAAAACAATACTTACGAAAGTGTCAAAAACGCTAGACGAGCGGCAGAAATGCGAATGAAATTAGCGGCAGTAAATGCCGAAGCATATATCAAAATGCACGGTAGCGAAGCGTACAAAAAGTTGGAAGAAAATTTAGGAAAAGAAGGCGTTAAAGAAATGTTTGGAGATTTGGGGGGTCCAAATCTTATCGCAAGAAGCATTGATATGGCGGCTATGGCCCGCGAGGGTATAGGTCCTTATGCCAAGCTTAGGGAATTTGCCAATGCCCTAACAAGTTTAACCCCCGGTTCATGGGGTTGGCGAAACATGTTTGAAGACACTGTTCAGGCACGGGCATGGGTTGACGCACTAAACGTTTCTGTTCGTATTGCTCTGGCTGCAACGCCTCGTATCAGTGAGGGGGAACAAGTTCGTCTAGGAAAATCAATCCCAAGCACAGAGCAATTCCTTAAAAACCCCGAAGCAGCTATTGCTGAACTGCTTGTTCTCCGAAAACGACTCCTTATTGAGCGAGATCAGAACTATAAAACAATAGGTAGTTCAACTAATGCACAGACCATTAAACGTGCGGAAGAACAGAACTTTGCAATTGATACATTCTTAGATCTTATGCATCACTTACCCGACGAAGGATATATAGATACAAAACTCATTGACGAAGCTAATGATAGAATTGGGGGCAAAGACTAATGGCAAATCGTAGTAGACGCACCTCAAACGAACCAGTTTTTGCTCCAACGGACATGCCGCCGCACAAGCAAAATCTTATAGATGCAGGAGTTTTTGTGGAGTGGGAACCCGGTGAGTTGTCAACGGCTTACGAGGTTTTTGAAAACAAACAAAAAGTAACCGATTATCTTGCCCAACAAACGTTGAAAATACTTAACAACAGATCTGAATTTGCGGGTATGTTCGATCCATTAGACGTGCAAAGGGGAACTGCCGAAGGGTTAAAGTTTTTAAACATACCCGCTAGTCAAGCGGGAAAGGGTCTGCGCAATGAAGACGTTTTGCGTTATTTTACAAATCTAAAACAATATGGTGACCCCGGCGTCCCATCCCGTAAAGAAGCTTTTTTTTCTGGCGCTCTTGAAGGCGGCGGTGCTATGCTTGGTGGTGCAAAGGGTGCACGATACGGCGTTATGGCAGGTACTCCCTTTGGACTGCCCGGTCAAGTTGTTCTTGGAGGTCTTGGTTTTCTTGCAGGTTCTGTACTAGGTGGCACGGCGGGAGATGCTGTGGGCGATTTGACAATGAATCAAATTGAAGACACCATTCCTTTGACGCCGGAAACAGAGTCCGCTTTAAAAATTTGGCAGGCGACGGGAACGGCGCTTCCTTTTATATTTAATCCAACGCTTGCACCAAATGCGCGTGTTACACAGGCAAAATATTTACAAACATTACCAGATAGACTTGCTTACGGCCCTGTCACAAAAGAACAGATACAGAATAATCCATATCTGACAAAGTATCTGCAGGGCAAAGCACTACGTTTTCCACGTTTAATTGGTGCCGCGGAAGACCTGCTTATTTCGGGCGGAAAAATGTACAGAAGTGCAGAAACTTTGCCCGGTAAAGTTCTTGCGCTCGGCGTTGAGAGTGCTCAAATTCCTGCCACGTTTGGAGCAACAACAGCAATAGCGGGTCAGGATCCACGGTCTGAAGTTAAAATGATTACTGGCGAAATGCTGGGAGGCATGGCCCCCAGTTTAAGTACTTTGCGCTTCATACCTTCAATAGTTGAGGCCGGAAAAAATTATGTTGCAGCACGTAAAGCCAGTCTGGCAGCGGGCCAAGGACTTGATTTACTTGGTAGGAAAGCACGTGTTAAAGGCGAACAAATACAGTATATATTGAATTTGATTAATGAGCGTGGTGAAAACCCTGCAGATCTTTTAAAAGCTTTAGAAGAAACTTATTTAGACGATAATGGGAACATTAAGCCAGAGTTTTTGACTAAAGACAAAAAAGGCAAAACTGTTCCTCAAACCACCTTTTCAAGTGCATTTGTAGAAAGTCCTGCTTTAGCAAACCTTGACGCTCAAGTTATGAAAATGATGGCGGAGAATGAGGGCGGTGAGCTTCTCAATAATAGCTTTAGAAGAAGCATGAACGCCCAAACTGCACTGGTTAACGAACTCAGGGGAACCGGCGACCCTGAACTTTTAAAAATTGCCAATGAAATTCAAGCCGCTCGCATTGAACTTTTGATTCAAAAGCGCATGGACCAAGCGGTACAAAGCGCAGTTGCTGCCGTTGGCAAAGTTTATCCAGAGGGCGGAGAACAAGCTTCAGAAGCTCTGGGCCAAGGAATTGCAAAAGCGCAACTTAATGTTCAAAACGTTTTCAAAAACATTCAACAAAAAGCTTGGGAAGACGTAGATCAGACGATTAGGAACGATACGTTTTATAGATTTGATTCAGACGGAAACGTAATTCCAGATTCCGCTTCTGACGTGCCAAACATTGTTGAAGCTTGGGACGCGATGCTTCGTGAAATGCAAAACGAAAAGTCCACCTTACTTGCTGTAATGGGTGAGGCTGAGTTCAGAAACGTAAACGAAGTTGTAAACACCATAAAAGAACGTCTTGGGCTTGCCGCGGCACCAAACCCCTTTGATGGCATCACCCCTGCAACAAAAAAACTTAATGACGCTCTGGGAGATGCGGCAGGAGAGGAGTGGTTTGACACTTACAATAGGTTGTTATCCGAGGCGGATCTTGAAATCATTAATGGCGCGGTTGCGCCAACTCAAGAGAATTTAGAAAAATTAGCGAGGGTGATTGAAACACAACGGCCCAACAAATATCGCGATGCTTTTGATAAGGCTCGTAATAAATTGGCGGGAACTAGAGATGTTTTTGGAAACTCTTATCAAGACGAGGCGCTGCGAATAGAGCGAGAAGCTTTAGCAGGCCAAGCTTTGGACGTAAATGAATTAGACAACTTGGCTTTGGATCAGCAATATAATTTAATTGAAGTTTCAAATCAAGACTATATGAGAAACACAGTAGAGCCGCAAGCAAATGCAATTTTACAAATGGACGCGGACGCACTACGTCAGTATTTAGAAGAATTAGACGCTTCTGATCCGCGAAACGAATTGCAACGGCAAACACAAGAGTTCTTTAAAACCTATGCACAAGCGGCGCTTGCTAGAACCGGAGAAAGTTTTTCTAGTGGATCAACACAAGACGCAATCGACGCTTTACGGGCCGCAACTGTTGGTTTGAAAGACTTAGGCGAAGTCGGAAAACTTCGTAAAAATGCTTTAGAGGCACGTATTCAGTATCTTGATAATATGCTTTCTCGTGAAGCTGACGAGGTCGCGGGCCGCGAAACAACCGCGCCCTCTGGTCCATTAGGCAATTTGCTGACGCTTCAGAAAAAAGCAATCACCGCTGAAATGCGCCGTGCAAACGAATTAACAAACATGGCTATAACTCCAGACGAGGGCGGTCTACCGGCCTCTGAACTTATTTCGCTTCGTAAAACCTTGCGTATTGCCGCAGATAGGTTTGGTGCCGTTGGTGGGAACGGTGATTTCTTTAGACGGGCTGTTGATTTACGAAGCGCCGCGTTAAATGATTTGCGTAGTTATGAAGATGTCGGACCAGCTTATCAAAATGCTATAGACGCATCTGTGGCTTATCAACAATTTTTTAAGAAAACTTTCGGTGGAGACTTGTTGCGTAAGAACAGTCAAGGTCGTATCGTTGTAGAGCCTGATTTAGCGGCTATAACAATTTTTTCTGGCAACAAAGATGCCAGCGCTCTTCGTGTTCGTCAAATTGAAAACGCAAACCTTGAGTTAATGAATAGAGCCATTTCAGGGGGTGCGTCGGAAGAAGAATTAGCAGAGATCGGAAAAAATCTTGGAACACAACAAGACTTGTTGGAAGTATCTTTGCGTGAAGTTTTACGAAGAGCAACAAGTACAATAGAAGAGAATGTTAAGCTTGACCCTATTCAAATTAAAGAACGGCAACTTCAAAATATTAAAAACTGGGCTTCTAATAACGCAATGATCTTAAAATTGTTCCCTAATCTTGAAAGGGAAATAGACAATATTAGAGATCCACAAGAATTTATAAATCGTGTGCAAGCCGTTATACCGCGAATAAAACAAACACGAGATTCAATGGCTGCTTTCCAATATGCCATGCGTAATGGAAAAGGTGTATTAACAGAAAACCCAACAGAATTAATTCGTCTCGCCTACACTTCAAAAAATCCAAGCGAGCAACTGAGGGTAATTTATAAAAACATGACAACTCTGCCCACAGAAGAAGCGGCAAGAGAGGCATATAAACGCGTTGGTATCCCTTTTCCAGAAGACGGTGTGCCATCTTTACAAGATGTACAAGAAGGGCTGCTTGCCACCACCATTAACTGGGCGTTTGACCAATCACAGCGCAACATAAAAGGTGCAAATCGTGACGGCGTTTTTGATGCGGGCATCTTGTATAAGTCTCTTTTCCAAAAAATTCCGGGTGCCGATAACGACAACATGACAATGGCAAACTTTTTAAAGAGTGCTGGGTCTTTAAGCGATGAACAACATGCTTCAATGAAGCTTGCGTTGGAAAGAATTATGGCTATGCAAGCGCAGTCTGGTGCACAAGGCGCTGACATGCGAGGTATAGAAGTTCCTGCGCTGTTTGATCTTTATACGCGAATTGCAGGTGCCAGACTTGGTCAATTCGCGGGATCAATTCTGCCCGGAGGGCGCTCACAAGGTTTGGTCGAAGAATCCGCGGGTTCCAAATATGCTCAGATGATAACGCAAGAGGTGCCTTTTTTACAGGCAAATCAAGCCTTTATGGACATTCTCTTAAACCCAGAAGAATTAATGGCAGCTTTGCGCGTTCCACGTAGCGCAGACGAAAAAGAAGCCATTATGCGACGTATGCTAAACTTTGTTAAAAAGACAACGGGTTCAGTTATTAAAGCAGCGACTGGTGCGCCCGGTGTGCGAGCCGTTACCCGCGGACCTTCTGCCGCTATTGAGGAAGTAACTTCTACGGAGGCAGAAGCCGTTGATCGCCGACCTCCGACGGAGCCCCCCACGGCTCAAGAGCGGTATGAAGAACGTAAAAGACGGGGACTTATTGGTCGCAATCTTGGACGACCCCCTCGATCACGCCCCGCGGACCCTGCCGAAGAGCTTTTAAATAAAGCGCAGGAATTATTACGGAATCGGGACGCTTCAAACCAAAAACCGCCTGTAGGCAATCCCACCACTCAGGCGGCTCTTCCCGCTGCCCCCCAGACATCAGTGGCAGCGGGAACCAATAATCCGCAAGTAAGACAAACTTACGCTGCGCTGTTTCCTAATGATCCAATTTCGAGTATGATTACTCAACAACCACGAAGCTTTCGTCGCGGCGGAATTGCCAGTTTAATGGAGTAGAAGAATGCCTATTACCTTTAGCAACGATGATTATAGTGGTCCGTTTGAAAGTCAATATGAAGAGCATGAAGCTTTAGCGGGTAATCGTGGAAGTCAAGCCGCGCATATGGCTGCGCAGGCCCAACATAGTCGTGGTTTGCGGGCAAAAGGACTGCAAGATACTTCTGCTTTTGGAACAAATAAAAGTATTTTTGGTAACAACCAGTACGAAAAGCCAGAGGACAATCCTTTAAATTATGCGATGCAGTTTGCGAATAGGCCGCAAACCAGCTACACGCAATCCAGTGGCGCACAGATGGCTGCAAATCAATTCAGACCGGAAATGTTGACTCAACAGGGTATGCAGGGGAGTGGCGGGTTTCTCCCTTTCATGTCGGGCGGCTCTGGTTACATGGGGGCTTCTCCCAGAGCAAAAACTGGGATTGGACAATTCTTCACAGATATTAGCGACGCTTACCGTAGAGGTAGACAAGATCTTGGCATGGGCGTAGCAAACTTATTTTCGGGCGGTGCTTTTTCAAACGACGTAGATAGAAAGGTGCAGGGCTTAAAAGATTTTGGTTTTTCGGATGCGGCGGCTAGAAACTATGTGCAAGGTACGCTGGACCAGTTACAAAGGCAAAAACTTAGTGACGCTTTGTATGGTATGGGATCTAACACAGGACCCGGAATTGACACTTCAAGACCGGACACCGGTTCCGTAATGCCCGTAATGCCCGTTGATCCTGTAGATCCCGAAGATCCAAATGAAGGCACAGGTGCCATTCACATCGCACCCATTCGCGTCCCTCAACCTTCGGAAAGAATTGTTTACGGAGAACCTGTGCCAATGGCCCAAGGCGGATTAATGTCGCTACGGAGACGATAATGGCAGACGCGATAGTCCCGCCCCCTTCAGAAGAAGAGTACAATCGCGGACCACGGGTTCAGACGGATTCTTCGCCCATGCGTCAAAGATTTGGACCCGGTTTTGAAAGAATTGAAGCGGTTGTCGATTTCTTAAACGTTCCGAAAGATATTGTTTACAATTTAGGCGGCGCGTCTCGACAGGCCTTTGATTCGGATTTGCCAACTGACGAAAGGTTGCGCAAGGGTGCAGAAGCTGGAGTAGGCACTTTAGGTTACGCTTTAGCTGGGCCTGTTTTAGGAAAAGCGTTAGGGCAGAAAGCGTCTCAAATTATACCTGAAATGTTCTTAGGTGTCTCTGGACCTGAAACAAAACCATTAGATGAGCTTACAGACAAAAGCCGCAGAGATTTTATAAAGGGGTTGGGTGCCGCGGCAGGGGTCGCGGCCCTCGCGCCAGAAGCAATAACAGAAGCTTTGGAAAAAGTGCCCGCTGCGGTTAAGCGTGTGAAACCTTCGATTAACCCTATCGACATGTTTGCTAAAAACATCAAAGTTTTACGAGATGAAATGAATGCGGCATACGATGCCGCGGATGAATTGTCCGAAAACCTGCCCGGTGACATCACGTCACGTCCTTTTGATGAAGCAATAGCTGAAGCAGAAAAATTACATAGGGATTTCGACCTAACCACAGAAATGGATATGCGAGAACTTGTCAGCGAAATCGGGCCAAAGGAGATAAGGGGAGCCGCCGATGAATCCCTTGAAGAATTGTCTCAAGCTTTAAGTGATTTTCGCATGTATAGCGAAGAAGAATACATTGAGCAAATGATTCCTTTGGCTGAAGAAATTCAAAAAAGAGGTTTGCTGGAGGTAAAAGACAGAAACGGTTTCAATGAGTATCCTTACGCTCGCACTGTCGTTGAAGACGTGCAGGATTACGTTGAAGGAAGTAAAACAAGAAAAGATACTTTTGGTGTTTATGGACTGCCTGATGCAGGCATGAAAATGACGGACCGCGATTCAAGTTTTGATTCAGATGCCTACCTTAAACAACAAGGGTTTATGCAAAGATCTCCATTTGAAACGTTTCGATTAAAAAAATTAGAATACGAACGTAACGGTTTGGCTGGAAATGAATTAGATAGTCGTCTTGACAATTTAGCACGTAATTTAAATATAGAGCGACCGGATAAAGTTGAAGTTTTTCACGCCACTCGCGGAGCGCCCTTCACAAAATTTGACGCCGCCGCAGCGCAACAATCGTCAAATTATTACAACATGGGAGCCGCGGGTCCCGGCGCTTATTTTTCTACTAATTTAAACTATCCTTCGCAGCATGTGGGAGGCCGGGGTAGTTTAATGAGTGCCGAAATTGATACCAGCGAAATGCTAAATGTCAAATTAAAAAAACCTCTTACAAAACCTCAGATAGAGGGGTTGAGTAGCGCTTTGTCGTCAATGCCAGACTTCGATGGCAACCCTTTAGTTGTTCAACAAAAAGATGATATTCTTACGGTTTCTTACAAGCGAAGGCCCACATCAACTTATGATGAGGGTGGAGAAACTACACTGCAAATAGACACAAAAAATCCTGATGATGTTTTTAGAAAGGTAGACCGTATCACGGAGGCAATAAAAAATCCACTACGCAAAGATGAAAAAGGATTATTATTTTCAAATCAACAATCGGGCGATAAACAAAATTTAAGAAAAGTTTTTGAAGAATCGGGGTTTACGGGTGTTGTTGGGGGCACCACGGAAGTTAGTGGAGGTCCCAATAATATTGTGATTTACGATACTTCATTAATTCCGGAAATGACGGTAAGAATAGATCAGGGAGAAATCCCAACAGATGATGCCGACTTGATGCCCTTATTCAAAAGAGCCGAAGGCGGCGAAATGCGTAAGGGAGTTGGATCTCTCTCTGAAATAGCGCGGCGTATGAACGAGGGCGGCGAAATACGTAAGGGAGTTGGATCTCTATCGGAGCTAGCGCGGCACATGACTAAGGGTGGCGTAGCCGCAGCAAGCACCGAATACCGGCGCTCTCTGTACGGCACAGAAAGTTCTGGCGGTGCGCTTGACGCTGTAAATAAAAGAACTGGAGCCCTTGGTGCATCTCAGGCAATGCCTGAAACCCTTGAAGAATTTAAAGAAGAAACAGGTCGTGACTTTACACGCGACCAATTTAAAAAGAACGCGGGTTTACAAGAAGCCTTTCAAAACTGGTATGAGCAAAAAACGCTTGATTACATAGCAAATAACGGCTTGGACGAGTACATTGGCAAGATGGTTAAAGGTGTACCCGTTACTTTAAGTGGCATGATGGCGGTCGCGCATCTTGGCGGAAACTACGGACTGAGACAATTTTTGGAGACAGATGGCGCATATGATCCGTCCGATAATAAGAAAAATCCAGAACAGGGCACTCGTCTCAGTGATTATCTACAGAAGCACGGTGGACTGAACGTTTACAGTGATGAGAGCTTGTCGGAAGACGCCAAAGAGGAGTTGGTGATGAACCAACCCGTTGCTCCGCGAAACCCCATTTACTCTGATCCAGACTACAGTAATCCAATGAATTACGTGCGCCCTGTCGCACGGCCCACGGATCTAGCGCCCGTATTTCAAAACGAACTTAATGAAAGTCCACGGCCCATGGCTCGACCAGAGCAACAACAGCAAGTTGTAGAGGCCGTTGAAGCTGCGTTGCGCCCAAGTTTACAAGAAAAATACTCTCTAGAAGGCATCGAACAGTTGCTCAGAGGAACCACTGCCGAGCCTCTTCTCCCAAGACAGTTTCAGCGAGGTTAACTTTCTGGCGTAGGGCGCTGAGTATTTTTTCGTCTAAAGTATCTGGGGATACCAAGTCGATATACGTTACAGGGTTCTTTTGACCAATGCGGTGCGCCCTGTCCTCTGACTGAAGTCTTATTTCAAGATCGTAGCTGTTTGAATAATAAACAACCGTCGTCGCAGCGGTCAAAGTGATGCCGTAACCGCCTGTTCTTGGCTGACCGACAAAGAAGCGTAGCGGGTTGTCCGGGTCTTGAAACCGCTCAACAATCGCTTGACGCTGTTCTTGGGGTGTTTCCCCGTAATAAAGTGCGACTGCTTCGGGCCCAAAGCAGTCGCGCAGGGACTTATGTATCTGTTGAATGTCGTGAGTATACGACGCCCAAATGATACATTTTCCCTGAAGCTCTTCCGTAATGCTAAGAAGCTCGTCAATTCGATTGTTTTCCAAGCTTCTTGTTTCTCCCACGTCAGGAGTGAAATGACCGCAGCATATTTGCTGCAGCCGCATAATCTGTGTGAGGACACTGGTCGTTGTGGCTAATTCACCGTTATCCAACATTGCCAACGCCATATCTTTCATCTGTCCATACAGTTTCGCCTGTTCGTCCGTCAGAGCCACGTAGCGCCTCGTATAGAGCTTTTCTGGCAGATCAAGGCACTCTGACTTCAAAATGCGCTTACTGAACTGTAGGAGCCGCTCATTGAGTTCATCCAGCCGCCTGTAGCCCACAATCTCTTGAAAGGATCGTTGACCCATCTTTTGTTGCCGTACTACAGCATATCGGTTCTGAAAAGCAAAGTAACTATTGAAGCCCAGTGCTTGCGGCGAAAGAAAGCTGCACTGACTGAAAAGGTCCATTGGACTTTTGGTGATTGGCGAGCCTGTCAGGATCCGACGATACTTTGCGTAACGCTGCAAAACCTGCAGGTTCTTTGTGCGAGCGGCTTTGCGGTTCTTAATTGTGGTGCTTTCATCTACAACCACCATGTTCTGAGGGTTTTGAACGAGGAACCTGCCAGCCGTCTTCGCCCCACGCGGGGTAGACAACGCTTCGATGTTCATCACAAAAACTTTTAAGCCATCAAAATCTTCAAGGATAAAATCGTCTAAGCGCGTCGTATACGTTTTTGTACTCTTCGGCTCCCACCTTAAAACGTCGCGCTTAATGCGCTCTGGCAAATGAGTGGGTATCTCACCTTTGACCCAGTTATCGTACACGCCCTTGGGTGCAATAATCAAAGCCGCATTAATAAAGCCGCGCTGATACAGGATCCCCATGTTGTCTATTGCCACCTTTGATTTACCAGTTCCCATCTCCATAAAAAGAGCGTAGTATTCTTTAGCCCACGATTCTTTGATCGCTTCAGCTTGGTGAGTAAAGGGTTTCGTCTTATAATCGTAATCCATCATTTTTCTCCTTGACTATGCGATTTAATACAAATATATGGGAATATGTCAAGACCCGTAAAAGGGGTCTTCAATCACGGAAAACGGAACACGATCATGGATGATTTATTAGAAGAAATGGAAGCGGACTTTGAGTCCAATTTCGCAAGTCCTCTCGACAATTCGTCTCTTGCAACAGTGTCAAAACTGGCGCGAGCGATAGCTGCAAAAGAAAAAGAGATAACCTCTTTGGATGAACAGCTAAAAACTGCCAAAAAAGAAATGTTGAAATTGACCGACGAAGAACTGCCCGCTGCTATGGCAGAAGTCGGTCTGGCTTCATTTACCTTGGATGACGGATCAGAGATCAATGTCAGACCAACGTATGGAGCGTCTATCTTGGTCAAGGACCGCCCAGCCGCATATGAGTGGTTGCGCGAGAATGGCTATGACGACATTATAAAGAACACGATTTCGTGTGATTTCTGGCGCGGAGAAGATGATCTCGCGTCTGCGTTTAAAGCTTTGGCAGAAAAAGAGGGACATGTCCCTCAACAGAACACGGGTATTCACTCTTCCACATTACGGGCTTTTGTAAAAGAGCGCGTTGAAAATGGAGATGAGTTTCCAATGGAATTGTTTGGTGCTTGGGTTGCCCAACGTGCCGTTATTAAGAGGGGAAAATAAATGGCTAGTAAAGTCGCAAAGAAAGAAGAAACAAACATCGTTGCTTTCGATGTTTCAATGTTGGAAGCAGATGCGGGTGTTGGCGTTGCCGACATGGGTCAGGAAGATCTTGCCCTTCCGTTTCTCAAAATTCTGTCAGGGTTAGACCCCTTACTGGATGAGCTAGATGACGCCAAGCGCGGTGATCTGTACAACACAGTAAGCGGTCAAATTTACAAGGGAAAGGACGGGGTATCCCTTGTGCCTTGTGCGTACCAGCGCCGCTTTATTCAGTGGGCTCCACGGGGCTCTGGCACGGGCGCACCCATTGCTATCTTTGACACAGAGGGAGATTGCCCGAAGGTCGAGCGGAGCAAGGATGACAATAAGGATTACGTCGTTGGTGGCGACGGTTCCTACATTGAAGAAACACATCAGCATTTTGTGTTGATTGTGGATGAAGACGGTTCTGCAGAAACTGCATTGATTGCTATGAAATCGACGGCGTTAAAGAAAAGCCGTAAATGGAACAGCATGATTGCCTCTGCAACCGTGCAAGGCAAAAACGGACCTTTCACTCCGCCACGTTATGGCTTTGTTTACAGAGCAAAGACGGTCATGGAGGAAAACAGCAAAGGTAGTTGGCACAACTGGGAACTGTCTCGCGAGAAACAGATCGACGACGCCAACCTTTTCCGTCGGGCTAAAGAGTTCGCCGCAAGCATCACCAGCGGTGATGTTGTGGTCAAACACCAGAACGAAGAGGCAGGAAACGCTTCGGACGACGTTCCTTTTTAATGTAACGGGCGGCGCAAGCCGCCCACCTTTTCTGAGGTAACAATGTCCGTTCAACAATTTTCCGCCATCTTCGATGGCTTGCAAGAGGCATACGGCACATACCGGATAGATAAAAAGCAAGCTAACGGAAAAAACACAGGCAAAGCGCAAATCGTCCGCGAACCACGGAACGCGAAGCTTTGGCGCGAGCATCTTTCTGGCGAGGGTGCTTCGATGGGGATTATCCCCATCAATGCAGATAACAAATGCAAGTGGGGCTGCGTAGACGTAGATCAGTATCCGCTTGATCACAAATTATTAGTTGAGAAAATCAGGCGGTTGAAGCTGCCTTTGGTGGTGTGCCGGTCTAAATCAGGCGGGGCGCATTGCTTTCTTTTTGCTACAGATTGGGTTGAAGCCGCGGATATGCAGAAGGCTCTGCAGAATATTGCTGCGGCGCTGGGGTATGGTGGCAGTGAAATCTTTCCAAAACAGGTCAAGCTGCACTTAGATCGTGGCGACGTAGGCAACTTTCTGAACCTACCTTACTATGATGCAGAAGAGGGCTTGCGGTATGCTATTCTTGACGACGGCACTTCGGCTACGCTTGAAGAGTTTTTTGCGTTGTACGAGACACACAAGCAGACGCCAGAGCAAATCATTGCGCTGCAAGTGACCAAAGATGATACCGGAGAGGCTTTGAAGGGCGCTCCGCCGTGTTTACGTGCGTTATTACGTATGAAAATATCAGAGGGTGGGCGCAACAACGGCTTGTTTAACGTGGGGGTTTACCTGCGCAAAGCGCACCCAGACACGTGGGAAGCCGAAATTCTGCGTTATAATAACGATTACTTTGACCCACCGCTGCCCCTTAACGAGGTGAATGTCGTAGCCAAACAGGTGCAGCGTAAAGACTACGCATACAAATGCAACGACGCGCCTATCAACGCGTACTGCAACAAGGATGTCTGTCGGGGGCAGGAGTTTGGAATTGGCGCTGCGGCGTCGGGCGTCCCGATAGCTAACCTGCGTAAGTATAATTCCACCCCGCCTGTCTGGTTTCTGGATGTCAACGGCGAGCCTCTGGAGTTGGACACAGATGCTTTGATGAACCAGACCGCCTTTCAGCGAGCCTGTACAGAGCAACTGAACATGATGCCCCACACGGTAGCCAAGAACCAATGGGAAGGTCGGATCAGTGCGCTGTTACGTGAAATGACGGAGAACGAAAGCGCCATCATAGAAGTTGCAGAAGATGCCAGCATCAACGGGCAGTTTTATGATTACCTAGAGGAGTTCTGCGTGTTGCTGCAAACCGCGCAAGACAAGGAAGAGATCCTACTCCGCCGCCCGTGGACCGACGAGGAAGAGCAAAAGACTTACTTCCGGTTAAAAGACTTTGAGGCGTTTCTCAAAAAGAATAAGTTCTTTGAGTTGAAGTCGCACAAGATTGCGCAGCGCTTACGGGACATACACGGTGAAAGCATGTTGCTCCGAATTAAGGGGCGGATTGTGCGCGTATGGAGAATACCGGCGTTCGAAAGCGGGGACATTGAACTTGCGACGCCGATCTTTGCCGCCAAGAATGAGGCACCTTTCTGATGTTTAGAATATTTGGACCCCCCGGAACAGGCAAGACAACAACACTACTAAATATGGTAGACAAAGCTTTGGAAGCGGGAACTCCACCACAATCTATAGGGTTTCTCGCCTTCACACGTAAAGCCGCAAATGAAGCAAAAGAACGCGCAGCGGCGCGGTTTCGCTTGGACCCACAGAAGGATCTTCAGTATTTCCGCACCCTGCACAGCTTTGCGCTAACCCTGTCAGGCATACGGCCCGAACAGATCATGCAGCCAGAAAACTACGCTGAACTCAGCAAAGCCATAGGCATTAAGCTTGAGACGGGGCGCGTCAGTCCTTTAGAAGACGACGTGCAGGACATGGTGAAAGCGAGTGACCCGATACTTAGTCTGATCAATTTGGCACGGCTACGCAAAGTTCCCCTGCGCAAGCAGTATAACATGAGTAGCATTGAGCATGATTGGAACACGGTCAATCACGTAGACCGTTGCTTGAGAGCATATAAGCATGAAAGCGCCCTGTATGACTTTACAGACATGTTGCAAAGCTTCATCGACACAGGGCATCAGTTTTGTCCACGGTTCAATCTCTGTTTCCTAGACGAAGCGCAGGACCTGTCTCCCATGCAGTGGGACATAGCCCACCTGATCGAAGCAAAAACTGACAAGATGTACTGCGCAGGAGACGATGACCAAGCCATTTACAAATGGGCGGGCGCAGATGTCGAACACTTCCTTGGACTTGAGGGTGGTTCCGAAACACTACAGCAATCGTACCGCATCCCATCCAGCGTTCACGCCATTGCAGAAACCATAGCCAAGCGCATACGTCACCGTTATCCGAAAATATACAAACCTCGCGAGGAACGTGGACAGTGTTCACGTGTCGCACAGGTCGGTGAACTAGACATGAGCGAAGGTTCGTGGCTCATCCTCGCGCAAGCAGGATACCAGTTGCAGCCCGTCGCCACAGACCTGCGGTCCTTCGGATACCTGTACGAATATCGCGGATCACGGTCCATTGGGCAGAAGCTTAGTGACGCCGTCAACGGATGGACGGACCTGCAGAAGGGTAGAGAGATAAGCATCGACATAGTTCGTACTATATACAGCTACATGTCCACAGGCAAA